ATTATAAACAATCGTATGGTTTGGTAGATTTTACAGACATGATTGAAAAATTCATTGTGTCAGGATTGTGTCCTAAATATGACGTAGCATTTATTGATGAAGCTCAAGATTTATCACCAATACAGTGGAAAATGTTCAATATTATCAAGGAAAATAGCAAATATGTTATACTAGCCGGTGATGATGATCAAGCAATTTATGGTTGGGCAGGTGCAGATGTAAAAAAATTTCAGCAGGAAGTTTCAAAGAAAGACATAATTTTGCCACAATCTTACAGGGTTCCACAATCTGTGCAAAGCTTAGCAGACAAGATATTAGATTTAATTCCTATCAGTAGACGAGTACAAAAAAATTGGAAGGCAAGAAAAGAACAAGGCACAGTAAACTATGTTTACACTTTAGAAGATGTTCCAATAGATGAAGGTAAATGGTTAGTGTTAGCAAGATACAACGATAAATTAAATAGACTCAAACCATTTTTAAAAGAACGTGGTATTTATTTTGAATACAAAGATAGAAAAAGTTACAAGGTAACTTTGTTTAGAACTATTCTAAACTATTTAAGATGGCAAAAAGGAGATGAATTATCTTTAGCAGAAGTAAAAGATATATTTGAATATACAGGTACAGATACAGAACTAACAGAAGAAAGAATGTATGATCTAACAGAATTTGGTTTCATTAAAGATACACCTTGGTATGATGTGTTTCAATCAGACTATGAAGAATGTTTATACATAAGAGAAATGTTAAGTAATGGAGAAGAATTAAGAAAGGACCCAAGAGTAAAACTATCTACAATACATTCAGCAAAAGGTGGTGAAGCTGACAATGTATTATTAATTTTAGATAACACAAAAACAATACGAGATGCAGTAGAAAAAAGTTTAGATAAACAAGATGAAGAACACAGAGTTTGGTATGTGGGGGTGACACGAACAAAACAAAACTTATACATCATGGCAGCAAAAAAGGAGGATCAAGGTTATGACATCGAAAGTTTGGGATAAGCAGCACGGCGGGAATCACTATCAAAAATATAAAATTCAACCAAGTAAGTTTGTAGTAGAGAATGAATTGCTATATCCTGAAGGTTGTGCTATAAAATATATTATCAGACATCGTGATAAGGGAAAGAAGCAAGATCTATTGAAAGCAATACACTTTATAGAAATGATAATTGAAAGGGACTATGCCGAGGAAAGCAAGGATAGTTAAACATATTATGATTGCTAAACATAAATTTATATTAGAAATTTATTTAGCATTGGAAGGACACAGAGATATATCATGGGAAATATTTCCGTATAATAATGATGCATCTTTGTATGCTTTTAGTAACAAACAAAGATTAGAAAACATAGTGGAGAAAAAATATTTATATGAAAATTCCTAAATTCGAAGCACCCACTGAGTGGTTAAAACCTACAGAGTTTCCAGACCTGCGTGATGTAGATGAAATAGCAATTGACTTGGAAACAAAAGATCCAGACTTATTAAAGAAAGGATCTGGTTCTGTAATAGGTAATGGTGAAGTTATAGGTATCGCTGTTGCTACAAAATTTTACAAAGGATACTTTCCAATTGCACACGAAGGTGGTGGTAACATGGATAGATCAAGAGTCTTATCTTGGTTAAAAGATGTACTTGAAGCACCATCAACAAAAGTTTTTCACAATGCAATTTATGATGTGTGTTGGTTGCGAGCAATGGGATTCAAAATAAATGGTGACATAGCCTGCACAATGATAGCTGCAGCGTTGACCGATGAAAATAGATTCAGATATGATTTAAATAGTTTATCATGGCACTATCTTGGTTATGGTAAGAACGAAGCTGCACTTGCAGAAGCTGCAGAAGAATGGGGTATCAATCCTAAATCAGAAATGTACAAACTACCTGCAATGCATGTTGGTGCATACGCTGAACGTGATGCTGAAGTTACATTAGGACTTTGGCAAGAGATGAAAAAAGAAATTATCAATCAAGACTTAGAAGATATATTTGACCTGGAGTCTGATTTGTTTCCATGTCTTGTTGACATGAGATTCAAAGGTGTACGTGTAGATGTAGAACGTGCACATCTAATGAAAAAAGAAATGAAAAAAGCAGAACAAGAACTGCTACACAAAATAAAAGGTGAAACAAATATTGATACACAGATATGGGCAGCTAGATCTATTGCGAATGTATTTGATATGTTGAGATTAGAATATCCTCGTACAGAAAAAACAGAAGCACCTAGTTTTACAAAAAACTTTTTACAAGAACATAAACACCCTGTTGTAAATATGATCGCACAGGCAAGAGAGATCAACAAAGCACACACAACATTTTTAGATTCTATTTTACGTTATGAACATAACGGTAGAATACATGCCGAGATAAATCAGTTAAGGAACGCTGGAGGCGGTACGGTTACCGGTAGGTTCTCTTATCAGAACCCAAACCTTCAGCAGATTCCTGCAAGAAACAAGGATCTTGGACCTAAGATAAGGTCGTTATTTATACCCGAGGAAGGCCATACATGGGGTTGTTTTGACTATTCTCAGCAAGAGCCTAGGCTGGTAGTGCATTATGCATCTTTGTACAAATTACCGTCGGTATACGATGTAATAGATGCTTATCAAAATGATTCTAATTCAGACTTTCACCAGACTGTAGCAGATATGGCAGACATACCAAGATCACAGGCCAAGACGATCAATTTGGGTCTTTTCTATGGCATGGGTAAAGGTAAACTTCAGGCAGAACTAGGAGTTACTAAAGACAAAGCTGCAGAATTATTTAATACTTATCACTCACGTGTACCATTTGTAAAACAACTGATGGACAAAGCATCTAACAGAGCACAAGACCGTGGTCAGATACGAACATTGCTGGGTAGACTATGCAGGTTTCATCTGTGGGAGCCTAACAGTTTCGGTATGCATAAAGCTATGACTCACGAAGATGCACTCAGGGAGCATGGACCGGGGATCAAGAGAGCTTACACATACAAAGCATTAAACAAATTGATACAAGGATCTGCTGCTGACATGACTAAGAAAGCAATGTTAGAATTGTACAGAGAAGGTATCATACCTCACATACAAATACATGATGAGCTAGATATATCTGTGCAAGATGAAGCACATGCTAAAAAGATTGTTGAAATTATGGAACACGCTGTTACACTGGAAGTCCCAAATAAAGTCGACTATGAATATGGTGACAACTGGGGTGAGATACATGATTAATTATGGCTTATTTAAATGCAAACACTCCAGCAACTTATGCTCAGATAAGAAGAGAATATTTATATGATCTTAAAAAACATCATGGAGAAGTTGAAGACTGCATTATCTTTGGTCTTAGCTGTATTACAGGAAAGCCTATACTATTTCATGCTATTATGGAAAACGGTGCAATTTTTTATCGCTTACCAATTAGCGCGTTTATTCAAAAGGGATTTGAACCATCCGGAGTGCCCACAAGACGACTTGATGAACTACAGCTCTGGAATTGTTTTTCTTATTATCCTGCTGTTCACACTTTCGATATTTTAGATGGCCAGGCCGGTAAATACATAGGCAAAGATAAAAAATGGCACTCTGGTAAATACTTATTTACCGTTGACTTTGCACATCCAGAGAGTAATATACTTGACACCGATCATTCGGAGATACCGCACGAACACAAGTGCGCTCACATTATTGCCTTAGATGATGGTAATTTTGCAGCACAGCCCAACAATAGAATTATATGGGACATACCTTCTTTTACAGTTAAAGATAGTATTCCTGACTGGAAAGTGCAGACAAGTGATTGGAACGTAGAAGATAGTAGAGCCTGGAGAACAGAGGATACAGATAAATTCTTCTATGAAATTGAGGAGAAAAAAAATGATTAATGAAATAAAAAATAAAGTTTTGAGTGCATGGCAAAACAGAAGATACAGACAGTTATGGCAAGACCATAAAATTTGTATTGTAGCTGTTGCAGTTATATTGGCCGGCGCAATTATATTATAGGTTCTACAATGGAGATTGCCAAGATGGACTATAGGTTTACAGCAATATTAATTATAATGTTGGTGCTATTAGCATTTCTTGGGGGACCAGCGCAATGAGTAACAAACCA